GGACCATTACCGATGGCGTAAATCCCAAGTGCAAGATCATGGCGGTACGTGGGCCGCTCACGCGGGCTAGAGTGCTGTCAACGGGCCGGGATTGCCCAGCGGTATATGGTGATCCTGGGATGCTGTTGCCGAGGTTTTACACCCCCAAGAGCAAGCCGAGTAAGCCGTTTGGGGTAGTCAGCCACTACGTTGACGCCTACAGAGCCTTCGACAGATACCGCGACTTCATCGACGTGTTTAAGCCTATCGAGGAAGTGATCGAGGATATCGCCTCCTGCAAGATGATCTATTCGAGTTCGCTGCATGGGATCATCGTGGCTCACGCCTATGGGATTCCCGCTACTTGGGTCAAGATCAGTGATTCGCTTGGAGGCGATGGGGCGAAGTTCAGGGACTACTTTGCTTCCGTAGGAATGGACGTACCGCATCCTGTAGACCTGAGAGACGATCCGACTTTGCCGCCCGCAATCAGCTTTGTGCCGGATGTCTCGCAAGTGGCTGACGCTTTCATGAGGGCTTGCCCGCTGTGAGTATCTCCCGCGAAGTGCTGGCGAAGTATGTGAAGCCGGGAATGATCTTTGTCGAGTGCGGCAGCCGTTGGGGTGACACTCTCATACGCGCAATTGAGTGTGGAGCCGTAAGTGCTTTTGGTTGTGAGAATGATGCCTTGTATGCCAGTCTTGCAAGCGCCCATCTAAGGGAGGCGTGCCCGAGGGGGAATGCGTCAGTAATGTGCGAGCCGTCAACCCTCTATCTAAGGCATGATGGATATGCGGTACCTTCTGTTGTGTTCTTGGACGCTCATACAGAAACCCATAGCCCCGTGCTGCATGAGCTGGATTCAATAGCAAGATGGAATCTATCGCCTCGCGTCATCCTCATCGACGACATGCGCTGCATGGAAGGCTGGGGCCTCTCGAAAGAAATCATCATCTCCCATCTCAAGGCGATTGCGGATTACAAGATCAGCTTTGAGGATGGGGTAGTGCCGGAAGATATCATGGTGGCGCAGCTATGAGCAAACGCACTAAGGATACGATTGCAGATCAGTTCCGCTTTGGGATGTCCATGTCTATGCTCGCAAAGCTGTGGAAGGTAAAGCGCGTTACAGTGGAACAGATCCTTAGGGCCTACGTTAGATGAATGTCATCGCCTACAGTTTCTATCGCCACGCCAACAGCGCATACGAATCTGAACGCGCTGGCGCTGGCCGTGGCGTTTTCTTCTGTAACTACATCCGTGCCATCGTGCGTGGTCACTGGGCTGTCTATCCCGATTGGTCGCTGTGGCTGTACCACGATAATCGAGTCAGGGAGTACAGCTATTGGCCGGTCATGGAGCGAATGCACGAACGCGGATTGCTCAAGCTGATTCCCATGGGCGAGGCTACCAAGCTCTGCGGTGCGATGTGCTGGCGGCTCCTGCCGATTTGGAATCTTAGCGTCAAGCGTGTGCTGTGCAGGGATGTAGATTCGCTCTCGACTCCACGGGAGCGGAGAGCTATCGAGAAGTGGATTGCTTCTGATCGTGCTATCTCGGCCCTTCACGATAGCGAGTCCCATAGTTCCACGGCGTTGATGGGTGGAATGGTCGGCTTTAAGGCCGACTGGATGCTGGATCGGTTTTCTAGCTGGGCGTCCTTCATGGCCCTGGCGGATCAGTTCGGGATCGACATGAATCAGCACGGGGCGGATCAACGATTGCTGAATGCTGCGATCCTGCCTCATGCTGGGGGTCAGATTGCTTATGAGGATCGCACGACGCTGGGAGCGAAAGACAGCTACATTGATCAGCTAACGAATCACATTGGCGGCGCCTATCATGTGGATCCGCTGGTAGGCTGGTTCTCACGCAATCGCGGCCATTGTCCAAAGCTTGCAGAGATCGAAGAGTGCGAGAAAGGTTGGGCTGGGGTGGAATCGAATGAAAGGATTTCGAGGATATGAGTAAGTACATTGAGCTTGACGCTGGCGTTGCGGAAGTTATTAGGCAGATCCTAGCTGTTGATCTAACCAGAGAACGGTTGACTGAGGCGTCAAAGCAAAAGATACGTATCTGCATTAGCGAAATTGACGATGCGGAACGCAAGCTGGGATCTAAAGGAAAATACTCGATTGTAGAACGTTAATCATGACCACTTACGCCGTCATCGCTACAAATCAATCCGGAAGCTATGACTTCTTCGCACCGATCACGACGCTTTTCTGGAAGCACATTGTAGGCTACCGGACGCTCTGTTTCTTTACTGACACTTCCAAGGAATGGGAGAATCCGGTTGCTCAAGTAGTCAAGAACGCCACTATTGAGGCTGGCGCAAAAGTAGAGCATATCGGCAAGCTTGAAGGCTACAGAGACGCTCAGGCTGCTCAATCTTCAAGACAACACGCCGCTGCATTGGATATCCCCGAAGATGATCAACTCGTCACGGGCGATATCGACATGTGGAGTTTGGACGGGGACTGGTTCCGCCAGCATGATCCGGTTAGGTGGGATTTCACAAGCTGGTACGCCAACGCTTACGGCTGGCCCTATCCGCCGTTCCATCCCACGCCGTACATACAAGCCACCGTCAAAAAATGGCGTGAAGTCATGCAGCTTGAAGTGCGCGGCGAGATCCTCAGTCAGATGCAGGCCAACTTCGACAGGACTCTAGGCCGCTATCACGATAGCTGGATGGCGTGGTGGCAGGATGAACTCTACTTCAATTCCAAGCTGAAAGCGTGGGGCGGCTATCCTGATCGAGTGCAGATGATCACACGGGAAGGATGCCCGCCGCATGACCGGATTGACCGAGGCTGCTGGCCTGCGGAATTCGACTGGTCAAAGAAGTACGTCGATACTCATTTGATCAGGCCTGGAGCTACTCGAGAGAACTGGCCCAAGATCAGACCGATCATCGAGCATTACATTCCTGAGAAAATGGATTGGGTGGACAAGTACCGCGAGGCTTACTCGAAAGCGAGGGGATATGACTGTTAGCGTCGGGTCGATTGTGTTGTACCATCCTCGCATTGACGATCCGCTATTCCACGACAAAGGCCATCGGCCAGAACTCCCCGCCGTGGTAGTCAAAGTCTGGGACGCGGTAGTTGATCTCCAAGTCCTTCCAAGCGTTGATCTCAACGTCTTGCAGGATGCTAACGTCAAGGTGACGTTCGTTCCTCTGGTGAGGCATGGTGCGGGCTTGGGCGAATGGAGCGAACGCTAATGCGCCCTGACATTGGTTATGGGAGTCACTTCCCAGTGTTAGCTGCTGCTGTGGCTCGCAGCCTTGGGCCAGTTCTTGAGCTTGGTTGCGGGTGGACTTCAACACCAATGTTGCGGTTGATGTGCACGCGTACGGCAGGGTTGCCAATCCCGCGCATCCTTGAATCTTACGATAGCAATCCAGAGTGGGCTAAGATCTTCAACGTGCCACTAGTAGAGAACTGGTCAAAGTGGGAGCCAAAGCAGAAGCATTACGGCGTTGCCTTCATTGATTGCGCCCCTGGAGAGGAACGCCGTCACCTTGCGATGAAGCTCAAGGGCCGCGCTCGCTTTATTATCCTTCACGATCACGAAGCAGGCCCAGCGGCGGCTTACTACTACGAGTACATCATCGGCCAATTCAAGCACAACGAAACGTACCGGATGCTTCGCCCTCATACTTTGATCTTAAGCGATGTGGAAGCGTTCGGGCTTACCGACGAAGAGACGGCAATCATTCAATGAACGACCGTGTAATTGTTAGCTGCTGCTTTGCTCCGCATAACCCGGAGTACTACGCCAAGTTCGCGGACAGGCTGGAAGCGAGTCTAGGTCAGTACGGCATGGGCGCTGACGTCCATATCTACCGCAAGTTCTGGCCTCCGGGCTCGCCGTCACACCAAGAGAGTACCTACTCGTTCAAATGGTGGGCGGTTAAGGCTATGTTCGACCAAGGCTATCGCTACGTCATGTGGCTTGACGCCGGGACTCAGGCGCTTGCCCCACTGACTCCGCTATGGGATCGCCTGAAGTCCATGGGGCATATCATCCTGAGGGGGGCCGACAATCTCGGGAAATGGATCAGTGATGAGGCGCTCAAGTACTTCGGAGTGACCCGGGAAGAGGCGTTCACGAAGACGCTGTGCGGGGGCTGTATCGTGGCCCTGGATCGGGATAACCCTATAGCTATGAAGTTCTTTGAGAAGTGGGGAGAAATCGCTAAAGTAAAAACGCTCATGACGGGAGCTAATCGGCGGCTGGGGCTGGATGGGAACAACGTCATGCGCTCGCTGCTTCTAGCCGATGCGGACAGTTCGATCATCTCGCTTGACCCAAGAGTAGAGGGCCACAGATCGGATGAGAGTTGCTTTACTCTCATGATCGAGCAGCTTGGAATGGAGCCGCTGAGTTATACGGATTGGCAGACGGTATGCAAAACCTATTGACTGTAGACAACCATTCGTTCAGGGAAGACTTGCTCACGAAGGGGCCTGTCCTTGACGCTGGGGCTAGGGGCTTTGTCTTTGCGAAATGGTTTGCTGATCGGGGGCATCATGTCTACGCATTTGATCCAAGTCCGGATATCGGAGAAGCTCCAAAGGGTGTCACTCTTTATGAGGCGGCTCTAGTTGGAAAGAAGTATCCACGCGGAATGCATCTTCATCTAAGCTCTGATCCTAACGCTTGGCATACCCAAGTGGATAAGGACGCCTATTCTGTGCCGGTTGAGGCTGTTTCACTTAATGCACTTCCGATGGCTGGCGTTCAGTGGGATCTCATCAAACTCAATATCGAAGGCAGTGAGTACGACATCCTAGACGAGATTGACGGCCCCATTGCTCGCCAGATCGTCTTCAGTTTCCACGAACATACCGACCGAGCCAGAGGCCGCGCAGAGTGTGACAGGATCATAGATAAACTCAGGCGGTGGTATGTTATTCAAAATCAGGTGTGGGAAAAGCGATACGGGTGCATTGAGAACTATTGGGATGTCCTAGCCATTGAGAAAGGTCTAGCTTGAAGCGGGCTCTCGTTACAGGCTCCAACGGCTTTCTAGGCCGTCATCTCTGTGCCGCGCTACGCAAGCAAGGCGTCGTGGTAACGGCCATCTTCCATCATCTCCACAAGTCGGATCACAAAGATTTCGATAACGCCGTGTTCAGCGATTTGTCCGATGGGGCTATGTGGGATGCCGTTCTAGCCCGCCATCAGATAGATACTGTGTTCCACTTGGCAGCTATTACAGAAATAGCGGTAGGCTTGACGGATCCTACCGGCACGTTTGAAACCAACATCAAGGGGACTTGGAATATCCTTGAAGCGTGCCGTAGACAGAAGATCAGGCGTGTGGTAGTCAGCAGCTCAGACAAGGCTTATGGCCGTACAGCGCCGCCTTATCATGAAGACTTGCCGCTATCCCCGGATCGTCCTTATGAGACGTCCAAGGCTTGCGTCGATCTTATCGCCCGTACCTACACGTCCAGTTACGGCATGAGCATCGCTACGACTCGGTGCGTCAATCTCTACGGCCCTGGATGCCTGAGCCTGTCTACGCTGGTGCCTAACACGATCCGGCGAATCCTGCAAGGGATTCGTCCGATGATCCGCAACGGCGGGAAGATGCGGCGGGACTGGCTTTACATTGACGATGCGATAGACGCCTATCTCAAGCTTGCCGCCAGCGACTACACCGGCCCTATGAACTTCGGCAGCGGTCAAGGTGTGACGGTCAAGTACATCGTGGATACTCTCCTGCAACTCATGGGATCGGATCTCATTCCTGTTGATGAAGTCGATAGGCATGGAGAGATCGTAGACCAGTGGACTAACGCAGGGCTCGCCCGTGAGAAGCTGGGATGGAAGCCTAGCCATTCGCTGGAAGAAGGCTTGGCGAAGTGCATCGGGTGGTATACAAACTATTTTTCTAAAGCATGAGAATCATCGCCCTTTGCGTCCTACGCAATGAGGAATGGATCCTCGGCGCATCTCTCAGGGCCGCTATGCGCTGGTGTGACGGTGCCGCCATCTTCTTCGACCGCTGCACGGACTACACGGTAGAAATCGTAAAGGAAATCGCCAAATCATCCGATAAAGACTTCATCACGTCCGAGAACGTGGATGGAGAACACTGGGATGAAATGGATCACAGGCAGAAGAATCTTGAGGACGCTAGAAGTCTTGGTGCTACTCATTGTTCCATTACAGACGCTGATGAGATTCTGACCCACAACAATCTAGGCAATGTTCGTAACTGGTTCGGCGCGCTCAAAGACGGCGAAGTCCTAGACGTGCCGATGATCGCGCCTTGGAAGTCGCTGGATTGGTATTCGCCTCATACTCGCGGGATCATCACGCTTGGATTCAAGGATGCTCCCGGCTTGGGCTTCGCTCCACGGGGAGAAGAGAAATACCACCATCACAACAGACCGCCGCATTGCGGAATCCGCACGCCTGTAGTTGATGCCGCTGGCGGGGTCATGCACTTGCAGTTTGCGGCATGGAACCGATTCATCTGGAAGCATCGTCATTACATGATGAGCGAGTTAGTCCGCTGGAGTTATCCAGCAAGTGAGATTACCGAGAAATACCATTGGGCTTTGAAGCCGCCCCATGGGAATGACTTGCTGAAAATTCCTGAAAGCTGGTGGGGCGACTATCCCAAGAGCAAGATCAACCTGAATGCGCCCGTGTGGTATGAGCGGGAATGCAAGCGCATGGTGCGGGAGTATGGTGCGGAGAGATTCAAGGATCTTGATCTATTCGGTTGGAGGCCCTGATGCCCCGTTCCCTGATTAGTGACGTCGCCTACAAGCTCCCCGACCCTAAGGAGATTGCACCCTTGGCGGATTACATTCTGGTCGAAGTTCTAGACCGTAGCTATTCCAAGTCTGGACTAATCATTCCCGGCAACGAGAAAAGCGAATGCTTGTATGGTCGGGTAGTGCGTCTAGGGCAAGGCGAGTTCAACCCTGAATCCGGCAAGGTTTATCCCATCGCGCTCAAAGAAGGCGATATCATCATGTCGGTGCAGTACATGGGGGAGAAGGTTCAGGCGGTAGGCAAGAAGTACAAGCTGATTCGGGATCATGGGATTTGGGCGAGGCTGATCCTCAGCATGAAGAGTGAAATGGATTGGGAGATCGCAGAGCTATTCCCCTACCGGGATCACATTCTGGTCAAGATGGACAGCGAGGAAAAGACGCTGAAAGGTCACCTATTCATGCCGAGCAATCCACAGGCGATGTACCGGGTGGCTGAAGTCGTTTCGATTGGCCCTGGAGCGAGGAAACAGAAGGCCGACAAGCCGACGCCGGTATCCGTCAAGCCGGGAGACAAAGCTATCTGTATGCGCTATGCCGGATGCATCGTGCGCGTGAAAGGGATTGAATACCGCCTTGTCAGCGAGGAAGATATCGAAGCGGTGATTGAAGGCGGAATCGTGGACGTGATCGCAGGACAGGACAAACTAGCCAAGCCTGTAGACGATTACGAAGTCATCCCGGAAAGTCACCTTGACGAGTTGAACCAGAAGACGCTGGTGGATTCAGGAGGCAACTAGTGAAATGGTACTTCACTCCAGATATCGGCACCTACGGTGGTGCCGTCGAGATTGACGAGCAAGGGAACTGCTGTCGCGTTGCCTTTGCGATGCTGACACCTGACGGCGGGATGGGCCTTGTGAAGTGGATCCCGTCGCTTGACGGTATGTGCAAACCGAAATCCTACCAAGTCTCCAACATGACGCTGTACGAAGTGGATGAGGTAGGCACGAGCAAGCTCAAAGGGATGTTCGGGAATGTGATCGTGCCGGTAAACGGGAAAGGGCCTAGGCTGGCACTGTGATCCAAGCGCATACGGAACTGGATAGGTTTCTAGACCGCAAGGCGACGGTTTTCTATCAAGCCGTTATGAATCTCGCCCATGAGAAGTTTACCGGCGGGGATCTCCAGGGAGCCAGGAAGGATCTCGCCGAGACGATCCAGCGGACCATGATCCTTGCGGATCTCAATGGCCGTAAGCGATTGCTCATGGAGTACGACGCATCGAAAGCGAAGTCTGCCAAGTTTGCCGACGTGCCGGATACGTCGCCTATCGCGCCTAACTTGAGCTTTGAGGAAGCGGTAGAGGATTTGCTGATTCGTGAGCCGAGGCTTGCCAAGAGTGCCGCAGAAGTAACCAAGCTGTACAACACCAGTAAAGTCTTTGCGATGGCTCGCTCTGCCGAGATGGTCATTACCAAGAGAGCGCAGGAAGAAATCTCGAAATGGCTCATGGGTGGCGAGCCAGCTCAAGCCATCTCGAAAACGATTCAGGAGATCGGGCCTTTCTCTGAGGCTTACGCGAATACTGTTTACCGCACAAACGTTGCGACGGCTTATAACGAAGGCCGCATGGAGCAAGCGGAAGACCCTGACATCGCCGACGTGATCGTAGGTTTCAGATACACAGGGATTGCCGACAACTTCACGCGGCCCAATCATCAAGCGGGATTCGGAACGATAGCCGCAACGGACGATCCTATCTGGAATACTCACAAGCCGCCCCTCGGATATAATTGCCGTTGCGGGCTGGAATTCGTTTCGAGATTCGAGGCGGAAAGGCTTGGACTCTGGAAGAATGAAAAGCTTGCTCCGCATTATGTCGGCGGGCAGGCGTTCCATGCGGATGCTGGGTTTAAGGATGGGGCTCTCTAATGAAGATCCCCGCGAAGATCATCAACACCACAGTACGCATGAGTCTATCTTTGCGGGAGCAGGCAGAAGCTGAGGCCGATTCTCAAGGTCAGACCTATAGCGGTTTCATGCGAACGCTCCTCATTGTTTATCTCAGAGAGAAGAAAAGCTTACGTCCTTCTGGCGTCAAAACGCAGTAATTCACGGTCAAATCATCCGCATCCATAGACCCACAAAAGATAGGTCGTAATCTAGGCATCAATGGCATCCGCAACCAAACCGAATATCAAGGGCGGCGACTATACCGCCTACGATACCGGTGACGGTTGGTATGTACTGAAGGACATCCCCACTCTGGCCCCTGTCAAAAAGGGCCAGATGTACGCGCCGGAAGACATCAGCACAGATTGGTTCAACGGCGCGATCAAGTTTGGGCAGGAAGCTTACAACAAAAGCAAGATCGCCTATCCGATTCATCTGACCCATACGGACGATCAGGGAATCCATAACCCTGAGTTCGGCGGCTATTTCGTGCCGACGAAAGTAAAGGAGATGGATCTTCCGGATCTCGGCAACGTTCCGGTTGTCCACAGCGACTTCAAGATCAAGAAAAAGGTCTTCGACAAGATGGAGTCTGGGGAGCTTGGCTACGTTTCTCCTGAGGTTAGAAGCTGGAGAAAGGGCCGTATCTCCTCGGTCGCCCTTCTTGACAGCATCCCGCCGCACAACCCTTTCCCGCTCATGACTATCGGGAAAGTTGTCACCGATCCCGCAGCAAAATTCGAGGCGGAACTTCCCGCCGAATGCGCCATCGCTAGATTCTCGGATGGATTCGAGCGCGTGACGTTCGATCCCCGAGAGGACGATAAGGAGTCTGAGAAATCCAAGCTGGAGGCAAAGCCCATGGCCGACGAAAAGAAGCCCGTTCAGGATGAGCAGCACGGCAAGCCCAATGCCGCCCCCGTCGAGCAGCCTCCCGGCGCCAAGCCCGCCGTCGCTCAGGCTGGAGCGAAGATGGAACAGGAAGCCCGGGATGCCGCCCGGTTTGCAGCCATGGAGGACCGGGTTGCTGCCGCTGAAAAGCGCCTGAGTGAGCGGGATGCCGCTGACAAAGCGAAGGAGCTTACGGCGAAGGCTCTGGAAAGCATGAGGGGCTATCAGATCGGTGATCGCGCCAAGGCCCAGATTGCCAAGTTCGCCCAGGAAGGCGAGGCCCAGCTCAACGCCTTCATCGAGACGCTGAAGGAAGTTACCCCCAAGGATTCTCCTCGCACGTTCGCGGCGGCTGAGGCTGCCTCTTCCGTTGCGATCAACGATCCGGCGCTTGCGAAGTTCTCCCAGCAGGGACCGGAAAAGCTCGAGATGGCCGCGAGGTTTGCCAGCGAGTACCGCACGCTCAAGAGCCATGGCGCAGGCCGAGGCATGACCATCAAGGAAGAGGAGTACGTCCGCTTCCAGATGGAGCAGGCCGAAGGTAACGAGCGCCATTGGGATATCAGCATCGGGACCAAGAACTAGTTCTAGGAGGTAGATTCAGATGGCCGCACTGACCGCTGCTGTTTCCAATAGAAGCTGGGCTTCCGTCCATAGCTGGGTTCAGAACTACCGCGTTCTGAATGCCGGGGTCATCTGGGTTGGCTCCTTTGTTGGCTCGCTGAACGGGACTTCGACCGCGCAGCGCGGCTATGCGAAAGCCTACGCCGATCAGAACAATATCAAGTACCTCGGGCTTGCTATCGGCTCGCCGTTCAACCTGTCCACCAGTCTGAGCGTGACGGGCAACACGAACGCGACGACCACGCCGATTCCGGAAGTGACCGTGGAGGCTGGCCCCGGCATCCTCAATGGCTACACCGTGACCGGCCTGAGCGCCTACACGGACGTCTTCCGTCAAGTCTACCTCCGGAACGACAACGACATGAACATCACCCAGGTTCTCGCCCCGCGTATCGGCCGGGTGGAGTACTGGTCCACGAGCACCACGGGCGCTGTCTTTGTGTACGGCAACTTGGCGTGCGAAGTCATCTAGCTTGGAATTAAGAAGGAGATAACAGATGCCCAGCCCCGTCAACATTGGAGCCCTTCTTACGGCCGGGCTTCGCGCCGAATACAGTTCCGCATTCTCCCCTAGATACAAGGGCGTCATGGCCCGCATCGGCTCCGTTGTCGGCGAAGTCACGTCCGACAAACTGACCGAGATCTACGGCGCTCTCAAGGCGCCGATCTATCCCATCCGCTGGGATGCGGGAAAGCAGATGCCGTCGAAGGACGTCCTTTCGATCCAGATCTCCGTCACCAATCTGGACTGGGGCCGCCGGGTCTATCTCCCGCGCAACTGGGAAGACGATCAGACGAAGACCGCTTGGCAGGTTGCCCGTGGCCTTGGGCAGAACTGGGCTACCCTCCCGGAGCGTCTTTGGTATCAGTTCATCACGGCGGGCACGGATGCGGACCTCCTGCCGATCCTGACGACTTCCTACGACGGCACGGCGCTGTTCTCGGCGTCGGCCCGGGAAGGCGCGACGAGCGGCAACATCGTGACGCAGACGGGATTCGCGACGGTCCAGCAGATCATCACGGACATCTTCTCCGCGGATACCCGGTACTACGACCTTCAGAACTCGGAATCCCAGCCGTTCTGGGACGAGTCGGATCTTCAGCACTACACGATCTTCTACGGCACGAGCATCAACCTTGTGATGCAGCAGGCGTTCAAGCAGATGGCGGTGATGTCCAAGATCGCCGGGACGTCCACGACCGACATTTCGACGGCCGCCGGGACCGGGAACACCATCATGGTTTCCGGGAAGCAGTACAGCACCCAGATGTCCCAGAGGATCACGAACACGGCTATCTACACGTTCCTGACGGGGATCCCGAATGAAACCCGCGCGGTGGCTCGTCAGCTCCGCAAGGGTCTGAACGAAGCCGTGGGCAACTGGGAGACGAGCGATCACACGCGGAATACGGGACAGCCTTACGTCCAGTACGACAACCGCGAGACGATCTTCAGCTTCCTCTTCCAGAGTGCGGTCAAGATTGTGTGATGATTCGAGAAACGATATTCGGGAAGGAGATGCGCGATGGGTCGGACAGCCAAGACGCCTACCGTTCAGGAACTCACTCCGGAAGCTACGTCGTTTGACGTAACCGCGACGTCGCTCTATTGGTTCGGGATGCTTCCCGCAACCGGCACCTTCAAGCAGAAGCAAAGCACCCGCGAAAAGGATTCGCAGACCAACGACTACTTTACCTACGTTGACGTGACTTCCCAGCAGCTCTGGGAAGGCGAAGTCAATCAGTGGGTTGGGAAATGCCCGTGGAAGCAATCGCTTTCCGTGAGCGGGCTTTCATTTGATGCGTTCACCGAGACGCGCCTGCGGGCAGTCGGTCAGGACGCTTCGACGCTCAACAAGATTTCATGGCCCGGAGCCATCACGGAGCTTGAGGAAGACCGCTTCAAGCACGTCATCGGCCAGTGCTATCAGAACGTCATCCGCATGGAAGATAACGTCGGGAAGGACATCAACCTGAACGGTCCCAAGCGCGGGACGTACATGATGCTCGACAGCGGGGTGGAGAAGTCCACCAAGGAACAGTTCAATCCCAGGACCGATACCTACTTCGCGCATTACGTCTACATCGTGAAGCTAGAGGCGGATCCCAGGAAGTACGATCGGAGCAGCTACTACAGCCTTGCGATGCCGTGGAACGAGTTCTTCATTGATCCGCCCAAGAGCGTGGCGGAACTGTATCCGCTGGAAAAGAAAGAAGCGGGGAAGCCTCCCGCGCCATAACGGAGGTGCCCCATCGGAACGCCTACCCGCGCCCAGATTTATACCCAGATCCAGGATGCCGTAGACTGGCTGGAGGAGAACCGTAAGTACGGGCGCGTCAACGCAAAGAACGTGATTTCGATGCTGGACACGCTCCAGCAAGCCTATCGCGGCGATTACACGGATGAGATTGAAAACGCCGCTCAGGCCATGCGCTCCAGCATGGCGAACACCGTAAGCCCTGCTCTTGCCGCTGGGCTGCTCCGTCCGCTCATTAAGGACATGTGCAAGAGCGTGATCGGCCGTGGCGATCTCAACTCCGATGCGTCGATGAACTTTGAAATGTACAAGTACTTCATCGACAACGGCCAGCGGGTACAGAGCCGCAATATCACCTATGGCCTTCCCGTGGCCGCCGCTGCGAACACTGGCAATAACCAGATCGTTCGGCTGGTGAAGGATCAGTACAACTTCAACGCCGAGAACGTCTTCCTCGATCAGAAGCGGCTGCTGTGCATCGCGGACTATCAGACGGGCACCCAGCGAGGCGGCGAGACGTTCCAGCTACAGGGGCAGACCCCGGCAAGGGATGACCTCGAGCGGTCTGGATCCGGGCTAAATACCATCATCAACGCCCGTACCGCCGATGACTCGCTACTGTTTAACTCGACGTGGTTTAACTTCTCAGGCACGGCGGCGGCTCCTACAGCCATCACGAACTGGACCCTTACCAATCTCGCCGGGGCCGCTCAGACGGTATCGAGTTCGTTCTGCACGTTCGACGGCACGAACTACTTCAGGGCTGCGCCTAGCGAAGGCTCAAGCCCTTATGCGATCAACCTTGTAGCCTCCTGCCGCCTTAGTCAGAAGCTATCCGTGCGCGGAACGAAGCTGAGAGCGGATCGGCCTTACTTGCTCGCCGTCATCTGGAATGCCGCTGTCGGAACTGCTGTCGGTACAGCGACGTTCCGCATGGGCAAGAGCAATCGTACCGTGACGGTGACAGGCGCTACTGGGTGGAACGTGACGCTTGTGCCGCTGCCCGTATCCAGCTTCGCCCAGCAGTCCTGCTGGCCGCGCTTGTTTGAGCAGGATGACATGTCGATCAGCATCGACTATACCCGCAGCTCCGGAAGTCTCCTGATTGACGACGTGCTGTTCCTTGAAGGCCAGCCTGCGGACGGATGTTTCTATTGGGCCATCCCTGCCAGCACTTCCGCTTGGGTGCCTAACAAGTTTCTGGATGCTTACACTTGGGCTGACTTGGCGGTCAGTGATTCGAAAATCAACAAGTGGTGGTGGTGGGCGTTCAACGCCTATCTTCCGCACTCGGTCACGTCCTCGATAACTTTGTCGGACCCCTAGAGGTAACCTGACATGGCTGCAACCAAAGGCCCCGCCTGGACGATTACAAGCGGCGCGGCAACTTCCGATGCGCTTGATATGGGAGTTTCACCGGATGCATTCGGTGGGCTGGCGGGCTTCGTCATTCCCTCAGCCTTCACCGGAGCAAGCATTTCGTTTCAAGTCAGCGTTGATGACGTGACCTATCAGGCGCTCAACGATTCGTCCAATGCCGCTGTCAGCATTACTGTGACGGCGAGCAAGTCTTACGGCTTCAAGCAGGACATCCGCTCCTGCCTTCAACCGTGGAGATACATCAAAATCGTGAGCGCGTCCAATGAAGGTGGTGCTAGGTCGGTTGTGGCTCTTTACAGGTAACTATGGCTGTCTTTCTATCAGCCTATCAGAGCCGCTTCAGCACGCAGCTTCGTACAAACTGGAGCAGGCCCCAGAACAGCTCTGCAACCACACCTGACACCACGCTTGAGGGCTTGGCAGATACCGACGTGCAGGGCGAATTCAAGAAACGCGGAATCACTCCCGACAGCACCATAGACACGCACGTTACTACGGCGATGAGCGGGGTCATTGCCCGCTTGATGTTCTATACTCAAGCCCCTGGATGGGAAACCGCATGGGAAGGATTCCAGAAGGACGTCAAGCTGCTGGCCGAAACCACTTCCCGTGATCGCATCGTCCCGACCAATGACAGCTATCTCGCTCCCAGCTACGACACGGTAAACGCACTCCCGCCGTTTGATCCTGAGAACTTCCAGAACTATACGCCCAATCCTCCAACAGGACCGACGCCGCAGAACCCATGATGGAGGATCCATGCCGCTCCCGCCGGATGCTCTAGCCTCGATCAAGAAGCAGATCGAGAACCTGAGAAAGAGCCTCAAGAACCCGGATCAGGCTGTCTTTCAAGGCCGGGGGCTAATGAAGCAGATTGGAGCCTTGGGCGTAGCTGCATCCCAGAAAGCCTTCCGTGAGCAGGGTCTAGGGGATCTCAAATGGCCCGCCCGGTATCCCAGCCAAGTAGAGCCCAAGCTGAACATTGCCGGGGCGCTCATGGACTTCAAGAGCGGCAGGAAGGCTCCCAAGCCCAATCGCTTTCAGGATCGCCCTGCATTGATTGACGAGGGCCAAAGGGGTGGAATGTGGGGTAGCCTGACACTCGACGTCACCGGCCCGCTATCCGTCGCGTGGGGAACGAATAAGAGCTATGCCCGCATCCATCAGGAAGGCGGAAGGGTGTCCATCCGGTATGACGATGCCACTCGCCAGCGGATCAAGGAATGGCTGTACAAGCCTACCGGCGGGGTGCGGACGTCCACGGTCAAGGCTGGACTGGGGCCTAGGCGTACCCGTGTCGAATACGAGAAGCATCTAAGGCCCCTGCTCTATAGCGGGGTTTGGTCCCAAAGGGTCATGAAGCGGCCCTTTGTAGGGATCACCGACGAGCTTGAGAAGGACATCAACTCAGCCATTAAGCTATACTTTGAACGGATTCAACGGAGGCAGGGTTAGATGGCGGCGCCCAGCACAAGCAGTATAATCCATTGCCCTAGTACAGTTTCATTCGCCGGAACCACGCTTGGAGAAACCCGGGCTATCGAGTTCAGGCCGAATCCCAAGATCCGTAAAGTCTGGGCTGAGGAGCTAGGCGTCAATGCCGACATGTTCTACTGCGGCGCTGACGTGGAACTCAGGTTCACTCTCCGCTACCCCGACAGTGACGCGCTCTCCGCTGTGTGTCCCGGGGCTTCTGCCGCGACGTGGACTTACAACGCCACGGGATCCGCAAGGGCTGGACTGTCAAGGTATGCAAGTTCCGGAATCCTGCTTGTAACTCCTCGAGCGGCTTCCCACCCGCCGATTCGCATCCATCAAGCCATGCTGATTATCAGCGAAGCGGCGGCGTTGCTCTACGCTTGGAACAAAGAGTGGGGGCTTGAGTGCTACGCCACGGGTACGATTGACGGAAGCGCCAACGTCTACAAGGTGGGCTAACGGATGGCCGACAAGGTTCGCTTGGATTGGTTTATTGGTGACGTTACCAACGTCGAGATAGACGTTACTCCCGAACTCATGGGGGCTTTGATTGAAGCGGCGATTCAGTACAAGCGTTCGGGCGGGACGCTTACATGGGAGAAGTACTCCCTGCTCTCAGACGCTTCGCGGCTTGCGTTCGAGGCGGCGGAAACGAAAATGAAGAACCCGGAGCCAGGTAAGTGAACGAGTTAACCCTACTCACGACGCTCAAGACCAAGCTGATCGCCCAGGTCTGGACGGGTGGCGGCTCTGTCGTATTCCCCACCGGATGCGTCTATATCACGGCAAACGTAGACCTTGCCATGGAATCCGCGCTCAAGACGATGCGGACTCCGATTTGTCTCATTCAACCTCTGGACTCGACAAGCGATCCGGACTTCGGCGAGGATCCTAGGCTTACTTTCCTGAACGTCAATATTCGTATCGTCGTCATGGTTCCCGGCGATGCAGTGGGAGAGAACGCCATCATCGGCGGGAACAAGACGGGGGGCTCGACAGCCAGTGAAGGCCGTGGGCTCTTTGAAGTCTCCCAGGAACTCTTCAACGCCATTGGCCAATTGAACGACAACGAAAGCTTGCAGCTTCAGAATACTCAGAGCGGTGCGGCTAACGCTGCTATTGTGGATGACAAGACGTATGTAGCGTGGAGAGACTTCCGTTTTACTGCGAAAGGGACGCTGGTGTAGCGTGGGAACTAGGCTTCAGGGAGTTTCTATCCCGGTTGATCTCGATACCCGCCAAGCGGAACGCAAGCTTGACGAGCTTGAGCGAAAGGCGGATCGGACAGCTAAGGCAGAAGCCAGAGGCACGGCGCCCGGCTACGGCCGCTCTCCTTCCGGCCGCGTCACAGGCCAAAGCAATTCCATCTCAGGCGGCACGACGCTTGTTTCCCTCAAAGAGCAAAAGGACATTGCAAGCGGACTGTTTGATGACGTCACCAAGCTTCAGCGCATCGAACGGATGCGGAAGTTTGCCAGGATCCACATGCAGGAGGCAACGAAAGCCAACAGCATTACCGGTAAGATTGGGAACGCCGCCAATGTCATCAAGGATGCTGCTGCGCCGATCCTTGCAACCGGAGCCGCCTATCTAGCTGCAAGTACGGCATTGAAAGCTGCGCCCGTTGTGGCTACAGGAGCGGCGGCATTGGCTGGTGTGACTCCTAAAGCGTTGCTGGATCAACTGGACTTTGTGCGTTCAAGGGTTCAATATCTTGAATCGTTTGTAACATCGCTGATTAGCGGCTTTAGCAAAACCCATGAAGTCGCTGAGGCTCAGGCGTACATTACCGGAGAGATTCCTAATCTAGGGCTGGTTTATCAGTATCAAAGGAAGAGTGAATTGTACGAAGACCAATTAAATAAAAGGCTCGGAAACTTTAAAAGCGATAATCTAGCCGGTGCTGTCGGGCGTTCGCTGCATGAGATGATGAAGCAAGGGATGAATAAGTAATGCCAATCTCCAGGGAGCTAAGTGTAACTTACGCATCGCTGACGTTCGGCGGCTCAACAGCTCGCCAGATCGACGGCTATACCATCGTTGAGAAGGACTACACCACTGCGGCGTTTGAGTTCAGCTTCATTACCTCGGCTACAACCGAAGCGGCGTTCGCCACGGAATGCGCTGCTGTGGAGGCGGCGTTCAGGACTCCGAGAGGGGATCTCGTCGTCAGTCAGGGATCGGCTACTCTTCTCAGCCTCAAGCAATCCAACAACACCGGCTTTGATGCCAATCCGACTATCATCAAACAGGGCGACGTTGGAGATACCGGACGCAGCCGGTTCTATCACGTCCGTATCGAGTTCGGACTTCCCGCTGATAATGTCGCTACCAGCTTCCGGCGCTTCTCTACTGTCAACGTCGAGTATAGCCCTGAACGTCAGCGTACCGTGACGATCAGCGGGACCTATACCGCGAACTCCACGAATGGCTCGACGGGCAGCTTTGCTACCTATCTCGCCAACGCTCCCGCTTATTTCCTGTCGGTGCTGACGACGATCAGTGCAACGTCAAGTTGGGACAAGATTGGAGAGCCTCAAGTAGAGCGAAACGAAACCGACAAGATCACGAACTTTACGGTGGTCTACAAAGAGATCATCTTCAATCAGTCCATCTCCAATGTCGATGACGTGGATTTGATTGACCCGACGCTGGTTATCACGGTTGACAGCACGGCTCCAGGGGACAGCTTCGGTACGGGAATCGGGTTTGCTGGAGGCGCTTCTGGCAGCGCTGGACCCAGCGGAAATACTACGGGCGGATTTGGTGACGTCACGCAAGTCATGGGAAGCCCGCCCAATGTCGGACAGACCGGTATTGGCCCTCAGCGTCCTATCGTCATCTCTGTCAATTACACCGTTGGAATCGACAATACCCTTGTCGGTGGCTTGGCCGGAATCGTCTCGAAATGGACAGGGGCTATCCGTCCGTTCATTATCCAGCAGGTTCAAAACATCGCTGGTAATGGCGTGGTGCTGGTAGAGGACGCTCCCAACTATGGTGACCTCTACGCCTTCAAGTTCAGCGCTACGATGGTCTTTCACAGCTACACGTCGAACATTCTCAGCCAGCGCGTGACGATCTCTGACGCCACAAACGAAGGCAAGAAACTTCGGTATGTCTGGTCTGGCGATCAGGACGAATACTATGAGTATAAAGCTGGCAGGATCAGAATCAAGACGATCACTGAGGAGCGGGAAGAGACGACGAATCTAACCGACGTCAACGCTTACGTTGAAGCTCAGGTCAGAAGTAATCCGGTTCCTACGGGGATTCCTAACTCCGACAAATGGACGGTACTGAGCCGGGAGCCTAAAGGCGCTACGCTTCGCCGTGGCTTGGCTGGAGGGGTGCAGCTATTTATCGGTGAAATCACAATCACTACAGTAATGCAGTACCGCAAGAAGCGTTCTCCCAGTGTGGCTAACGCGGGAGGGTTGTCCAGCAACGTCGGCGGGGCTATAGCGACATGACAAGAGCCCTACTCGGTGGCAAGCCACTTCTAGACGCTCTCGTAAGCTGGCCATTGAGAGAGGGAACGAAGCCGGTTATTCAATCCTTTGAGATGACGCCAGACGACGCGAAGGCTGTCATTTCAGGTGGCGGGCCGATTACCCTTGAGATCACGCCGGATCAAGGGAATCCCGTCAAGGTCACGAATCTTTGGCCGATCAATCTTACTCCCGGGGATGATCCGTTTATATCGAAAGTGACGGTAGCGGATCGTCGTATCTGGATCTCATACACCCACATCATTCGCCGGATGAACATGCGGCGGAATGTCGGGACGAAGCGGCTGATCGCCAACAACCAAGTCGCCGCCGTCAATCCTACAGCCTTTCAGGTTTCCTATTGGCCGTGGAGCTTGAACGGCACGGTTATCTGGACCGGCTTGGACATGCTGAACGACGTGATGAAAGCCGCTGGGGATGCTGAGTTCTCAATGAACGGCCAGCGTCCTCCCGTCAAGATCGAGGATGAAATCGGCAGCAAGGTTAGGACATTTCCACTTGAGGATTTCGTGCTGGACGATCCAGGGGATCAGGCGCTAGCACGGGCGTTGTCCTATGTTCAGGAAGGTATGTTCTATGTGGACTACGACGGGACATTCGTAGTCACGTCGAAAGCCAGCGGCAAGGAGCGCGACATCATCGCGGCTCTCATGCCTGAGATCGAAGGCGAAGGGCACGTTGATCTCGTCAAAAACAATCTGATTCGTCCTAGCGGAACTGAGATCCTATATACGCGCGAATGCGAAACGGTATGGGACTTTACGGAATCCGGCTCAACGTCGATCACTTCAGGCGATACAGTGACGTGGCCTGTTGCGGCTACTGATACTCGGGTCATGGAAAATGTCCTACCATCTCCCGATTATCAGATTACGATTAATGGGCAGGTCATTCCTCAGGGTACTTGGATCACTTTCGATCAGGCGTTCCTTGCGTGGGGACCGTTGCCAAACATCTCCCGCAACGGTCAGGGAGTTTATCTTGGCCATGACATCCTACAGAAATGTTTTGTCCCAGGAATGGACGGTTGGGGGATGCTCAGGATCGCCGGGAATCAGCCGGATAACAGTGGCGTGACTAAGGCGTGGATGGCGAGGTTCGCCGCCTGTCAAGCGCACTATCGCACGACGTTTAGACTATCCCCGAAGTACATGGACCGTACTCTACAGATCAGAGCTTACCGGGTGGCCACGATAGACCCGCAGAGCGGACAGCGTGCGCCCGCTGCGGCCTACGGGGATTACTGCGTTCTCTACACGCAACAGACATTGCTGAAGCAATCTAGATTCGGGAACACTCAAGACGGTTCGCCTGATTGGATCACGAACAAAACCGCCTATCCCGACAGCGGCACGCTGGATGCTAACGCTGAAGTCAGCCCTGCTACTGTGACGATCTTGGATTCGGATCAAGGCGTCATCCATATCGACTACATGCCGAATCCGATCTTCGGCATGAACGAAACCATTCTGCCTAGTCAAATGACGGTCGGGACGTTGCCTACTGCCGATATCTCGAATCGTACCCGACCGATCAGCTTTGACAGCGTGACGAGCAGCCGGATTGCGCCTAGCTTGTCGCCCAGTTTCAAATTGAAAGTCATTCTGTCCGCTGTGCCCGCTGCACCTAATACGATCCAGCAACTTCATAGGATCCGCGTGAATCCCAGCGACATCGCCGACATGCTGCCTAACTCGCAAACGGCAGGGCTGGACGACGCTCAGGGCCCGATTATGCAGATCCGGGTAGGGCCACAGATTGAAGTCGCCCGCGTACAGTGGCTTGATAGTTCTGCCGCAGAGATTGACAAATGCTTTGGCCTTGGAGATGGGGAACCAAATCTGACGGGACTCGTCATCAACGAAGGCGCACCGTCAGATTTGCAAAATGGAGCATCGCTGAACGCGATAGCCAAAGCGGTATCCGCGAGGCTCTACGCTTCGCTTGTGGACCGCTTTGAAGGTAGCATGGCCGGATACATGAACGGTCAAATCAGGCCTGCGGGATGGGCCAGTGAAGTCACCCACGTTCTTCAGCCTGACGGCGTGGCGATGACCACGCTATCGCTTCCCAGTCAAATCCCGCAATTCAACTTGTTTGCATTCCTAGACAGCGCCTCTAGAATGGCGATCATGCATTTGGCGAGGCCGCAGTAAGTGAGCAAGCTGAAAACTCACGGCAGGCCGGATACCGGCTTCTGGGTCATGCAGCATCAAGGGTATGACCTTCAAGGCTTTGATCTCATCCAGCGGGCAGGCCAGCAATGCGTCCGTGTCACGGGACGCATGGATACCGAAGACGGGTTAGGCCATTGGATTGAGGATCACGACTACAGAGCCGATTGGCTGGGCTCCAACTTCTGGCTTGCGGACTTCCAGCAGCGGAAAGTGTCCGGGCACTCCTTCGGGTGGGGTGCGCGAGTCGTCAAAGGTGGTGGAGCTAAAGGCGTAGCTACGGGCGGCAAAGGCAAGAAACTCTCTACCGCGCTTCTGCCGGTCTATGACGACCGCTACACGCTGGACAACAGGTTTCGTACTAAGACCATCAGCGAACTAGACAAGGCTTCATGGGGCAAGCATCCTGTAGGAACTATCGGGATCGTTCATACCGGCACCTACGAGCGAGATCAAACGGACATTTTCTTCCCGTGCGATAGTCGCCTAGTCGCCGCGAACTTCGATGGCGACTATGAAATGGGCTCCATCGTCTATGACCTGAATGAAGATGGAGAGTACGACAAAGACAGAGGCGCAAGGCTACAGTCGGCCTTCCGCGTTCTGAAAGTCCCGCTGGGATTAAAGAACAATGCCATTGCCTTGCAGCTCGGGCAATCTGGATTGCTGGATACTCAAGGCGGCTATTTCTCAGACTTCCGGAAAGGAAAACTGTACGTCGGTCAAGGAAACTATACCGAGACGGGGCCTTTCTACTGCGGCGATGAAAAGGATTCCCACAATCACGGGAAAGATGCAGACGGGAATCCTGTCGGTGCACTGCATTGGAAGCATACTTTCCTATTGCATAAGGATAACACTGAGGATGGGCCGCTCAAGATCGAGACGTATCAACCGCCTGATGCGGACCTAAACCATAGAGTCCCGGTACATTTCGGATTCGATCAGACAGCAAAAGACTGGGGATGGTGGACGACTTCGGCGCTTTACGTGCCGACTTTAGATCCTAAACCATTACCACTCCCGCAACCGAAGCCCTTGGAGTTTGCGCCTTTTGATCCCACTAGGCCACCAGTTCCGACGCTGGATAGAACACCTGGACTGATTCCGCAGGATTCATTGACGACGGCTTTCAATATCGTTGCGATGTTAACGGCTCTTGCTACGCCAGCAATTGTCTATCGTCCTCAAAACTATTCTGCTGGACAGATCAACACAGGTCTGTTTCCCGATCTATTTGAGAACCCTAAGCCCGCTGGGGGAGCTACAGACGCCGCCAAAAAGCAGAAGAAAGCTGATAACAACCCTATCACACTAGGGACGTCAGCCTTTGGCGCTCAAGGCGGGCAGATCGGGACTTATCCGACCGGAACGTATACCGGCGGCGAGGGCGATCCTTGGGTCTTTACAAGCGTTCCAAAAGGCACCGTCTCTGCTGGAAAGCAAACTAGCAAGTACATCGGCGGCACAGCTTCCGGCGGCATCGTCTATCATCCCCCTGAAACCGACCTCCGAGACGTCGCCAGCTATGGCATGGTCCCGCCTAACGTCAGTCTGTCTACGTGCTATGTAGACGTCGGACCTGGGGCATTCTTCTCAGCGGGTATCCCTGAACTTGTCAACGGCCGCATCAAAGACGGTTTCTCATGGGGATGGGACAGCGCAACGGGAGACTTGATCTATAGGAGCCACGTTTCAAGCGGCGCGCCTTCCAATGCCGTTCGCTTCAACGTCGCTACACAGAATGTTTCTTGGTACTCGAATACAAGCTTCCAAGGAATCCTAGACCACGCCAACACAGCGGATCGCACATACACGTTTCCCAACATCAGCGGCACGGTAGCGTTGACTTCCGGGTCCGGGATCTTTACTCCCGGTTCAGTCATCTTTGCCGATGCAATCGGCGAATTGAGTGAGAACAACGCTTCATTTCTCTGGGATAACCCGAATGTCAGTCTGCGAATTGCCCAACCGTCCCTTACTGCTTCAGACTACGCACGGCTAGCATTTCCAGTAGCAGGCGGATCCGCTGCGAGCGGAGAGTACATCCTTAAAATCACGCCGGATCCGGCAATCGCCCCCGGGAACAAAAACTATGGGATGACCTTGAAGCAGTTCGGCAACGGCTTCGGGATTCGCAACAATACCCATTTGAAGTACGGCTACAACATCAGCCGCACGTCCACTGGAGCTGAGGACACGACCGATCCTGGTATCTGCGTGGCTTTCGAGTCTTACTACAGACCTGACGTTGGGCATATCCTGACAGAGGGCTACTTCCAATACTGGCCCATCGGCGGCGGCGCGGAGTTGACGCGCCCGTTCATGTTCAACGTGAACAACGACGGCAGCAACTTCATGACGACCTATTTCGGGTCGGATGACTACCAGTGGAAGCGGACTTCTACCGACGCGCTTGTAGCTCGCATGATTGCCGCCAACTATGCGTGGGAATACTACGATTCGTCGGTGCTCACCCGCATCGTCATCGACGCCGCTAATAGCCAAGTGCGGACCAGCGTCAACGGGAGCTTCTCAGCCGCGCTCACCAAGTCCTTCCACGTAGAGGGGACTTCCCCCGGCTTGTCGGCCTACGACACAGCAGCGGGATCCAACGCGAAGACGTGGGACTTCTACGCTAACGGTGGTCAATGGAACTTCCGTACCGTCAACGATGCCGGAAGCGCCGCAACGAACATCCTGAATGTCTATCGCTCCGGCGCCGTACCTACGTCGGTTGTCCTGAATGAAGACGGCGCGGATTGCGATACCCGTATCGAAGGTGACACCAACACCAGCTTGACGTGGTGGGATGCCGGGCTCGATAAGGTAGGCTTCCTGTCGCAGCCCGTCACGGGATTCGGGGTGGTGCAGGTCTACGACACCAGCACGTACACCAATGAGAACACCGGGCTCTCCATCGTCAACGCCTCCACCAGCCCTAACAAGCTCATCAACCTGGGTTATGACGCTACGTTGGACTCCGGCTTCATCTACTCCGTACATTCCGGCACCGCGATCAAACCCTTTACGATCAACTGCACCAATCTCGTTCATCAGACATCAACCTCCGTTATCAATCGACTCAGCGGAACCGCCACTACAGAAAGTGTTTTCAACGAACAGCAGGCGGATATCGACCACCGCTTTGAGGGAGATTCGATCTCCCACATGCTGTTTCTCGACGCAACGGCTACTACCGAAAACATCGCGCTAGTTACGACTGCCGCGCCGAACTGGCAGACAATGGATCGGGGGCTCTTCCTTGGGGACACCTCCAACGCGCCCTCTGGAAATCCAAGCGCGGGAATCTTCATATGGTCGGAGGGCGGTGCGGGCAAGGCTCGTGGTGGTGGGGGTACGGTGACTACGTGGGCTCCCAGCGAACCGCATTGTCCGAAATGCGGCTACGACTACATCCACGAGTGGGAGAACGTGAAGTACAAGCAGCAATACCTCGCGGTCTGCATGAAGTGTCTGACGGATGAGATCGGGGATCGGCCGTGGATCCTACGAAAGAAGGTGTCTGTTGGCCGGTAATATCACCGATCAGGTTACGACCCTCGCGCAAACGACAAACGCCGTTGCGACGACGATCTTGACCTACTCACACCCCGACAACTCGGCGCAGTATTCCAAGGCGTTCGTCACAGCCTACGACGGCTCCGGGAACGTCAAGGCGTGGGAGATGGCCCTCACTTCCAAGCGCGTGAGTGGTGCGGCGGTGTCTTTGGTTGGAACGCTTCAATCCCTCATCACTGCGCAGGGTGATGTGGCGCTTGCGACGGTCGTCGCGATCATGACGAACAGCGGGAACGATATCATTGTGCAGGCGACGGGAATTGCGCTCACGACAATCAATTGGCGAGTTCGATTTATCGCGGATATCCATACGCCATAGTTTAGTCATTGTGTGACTTATGATTCTTGAAAGGAGATGAGCAGATGGCAACCAAGGAACCCATGCTGAAGAACGAACGGAAGTCCAACGGGGAGGATCCGCAGGCCAAGCGCAAGGAACTGACGGACGCGATGAGAGCCGAGATATCCGCTAGGGCTGAGAAGTGCAATGCCGAAGTGGAAGTCATTCTCAAGAAGTACAATTGCGTGATCGGCGCTCAAGCATTCATCACCGATGACGGCAGGACTTCGGCCCGTGCGGGGATCATTCCACGATGAAGGTCTGTGCGTTCTATACCAACGACAAGTATAAACGCCTAGCGGAGCGTATGAAAGCGTCCGCTGAGGCGCTGGGATTGTCCGTTCATCTCAAGGAATATCCTGAAGTTCCAGCATGGTCCGCTGCGCTTAGGATCAAGGTCGTCTTCATCGGCGAAATGCTGAACTCTCAGACCGAAGACATTCTCTATCTAGATGCAGACACATGGGTAGAGCGGCGGCCTGACGTTCTATTAACTCCCGGAGATTTCGATATCGGCATGGGATATGTCCTTCCAGGGCATCCTCATGGCTGCGCCATGTTCTTCAGGAATAACGTAAAGGTCAAGGCGCTACAAAAGCGATGGCTTGAAATGTTCGACCTATACCCAGGGATCAAGCTGGATGAAACGCTCTTGGAATACACCATCCTTGAATTCAAGCGGCAAGGGTTGATCGTAAAAACGTTGCCTCCCGCTTACGGCTGGATGGAGTACATGAAGCCTAGATTCCCGGGAGCCGTGCCGATCATTCATCACTTAGGAGCCGGGGAAGGCAGCGATAAGCGGGAAGTTTTCCTGCATCCGACGAGTCCTTACAGGGAAGTTGTATAATCTCTAAAGACCGGGGTGGAAAGGGTGGACAAGGACTTGGACGAGAGGGACCGCCGTGAACTCGCCCGCATGGACGAGGAGTTGAAGATTCAACGCCTGCGCGTCCATGATCTAGGCGATGTCATACAGGAAGTTACCGCCCACGCTTCGCAAATTCCAATCATCTCCAAGACCGTACAGGATATCGCGGATCGGGTCAGCAGGGGCACAGCGGAAGTATCGACCAAGTTGGATGTCGCTAACCAGCAATTCAACGCTCACATCGTTGAGGATGCCAAGAGCTTTACCGAAGCGAAACTCACAGCGGCGCAGATCCGCGAAAAGATGGATGAGTCGGATGTTCTACGTAAGGAGGATTCCGAACGACGTATTCGCACCGAAGCCCAGAAAGCCACGCTTGAAAATGACAAGCTTGTCGCTATTGCGAGACTTGAAAAGGAGCGCATGGAGCGAGAGCAGAAGCGGGAGGAGCAGGAAGAAACGCGGCGGCTCTGGCGCTGGGGCCTCATTATTACCGGTGCTATAGCCTTCGCTGTCGCTTGGTATACGAATTACTTGGAAAGCAAGAACGCCAGAACGATGTTGGAGCAAATCAGGTCTGAGCAGCAGATTAAGAAAACGCCATAGGAGGGTTTATGCGACGATTCGTTTGGCTTCTGATCCTTGTCTGTTGGTGCTGCCTTACGCTCACGGGCTGCGGGCTTATGGCGGCAATCATGGGCACAACCCCTGAGACGAAAGATGCCCCGCCCATCAATTCCGTGATCGGATTCCTACAGACGATCCCTGGAATCGGTACGGCGGTTGCTGCTGGCCTTGGAATGGCTAGGTGGGCATGGGTTGAGAAGGCCCATTACGATCTCATCAAGGCTGGAAAGAAGGATGACAACAACAACGGCGTTGATGACGCGATAGAAACGACTACAACCACAACAACGAAAACAACCTAGCCTGTTTCCCCCGATGGCCCTTGCGGACCAAGCTCTCCCGCTGAGTCCGTAAGGGCTTTCATTTTGACGCTTCCGCTGATTAGTGCAGTACCAACTTGATGGCCTTGCGGATACACTCGGTGCAAGTGTGGGCGTCTGGCGTCTTCCGCCCGTCGCTGGACTTAATCTCGACGCTCCATTTGACCAGATAATGCACCGTGTCCCGCTCCCCAAGCACGACATCCCGCTCCCCAATCAAAGCGGCCCCTTGGGTTTCCTCTCCGCAACAATCGCAGAACTTCCTAAGCATCGGACCTCCTCGAATCGGTTGTTTGAGGCTTCACGAATGGAGCGGCCAACCGGAGGCACGTCTCCACCTTCTCAAGGTCGAACTTCAGGTCATCAGCCGACCGCACCTTGGTCTCCATGTCGATCCAGATTCGGCTCTCGCCAGCCGCATCCGCGATCCGTCGCAGTTCCTCCTCGATGTTCTCTGGGCCAAGCCCCCCGGCGTAGCCCTGGTACTTCCAGATCGGCTTCGGCCAGTCCGCCGGGACGATGCCAGCCCCACCAGAACGGTCAAAGAGCGGCACCACCGGAAGCTCCGCGCCGAGAGTCAGGATCGTCGCGTCGTTCACCCCGTCGTGCTGAAGGATGAATTCCTTGTCGCGACAGAGGGCGATCTGCTGGCGGAACCCAAGGACCGCTTTGTGAAACTGCCCGTGAAAGTTCAGTTGGAGACGCTGGAAGATCGGCCAAAGCGAGTTGTATTCGTCCTTGAAGGTGAGGTCGCCATGCAGGACGAGATCGCGAACCCACCAACCGCACAGGTGCGCCGACAGATCCAGCTTTTCCTTGAATGCGTAGTCCCCGAGAGCGCCAAGCCACGTACCGCTTGGATAGCGCGGCGTCCCTTGGCGGCTTCCGCTGAACAGGATTCCCCACTCAACGAACGGGTATTGCCTCGTCAGGGGTATAAGATCCGCCGGAGCGATGCTGTCGTCTGCCCCAGTGATAGTCACTCGATCAAGATTCATTCGCCTTAGTCCTTTCGCTGGAATGGTCACAGGAATGGAAGTCGATATCGCACTTCCACCGACGACACGTCGTACACCATTTCAAGAGGCGTCCGCAGCGCCCGCACCGAAGCACCTTTGTCATGCTTGCTCGTCTCCGTTGGATTTACGATGGAACTCAGGAGGCCCGTCATCGGGGATCGCCTCCGGGTACGGCAAGCACGGATGGTGAGATCCATCCGCCGCGCACCCTTTGACGGTGCAGAACGGAGCCCGGCAGACGGTACAGATGAAGGCCGCCTCCGCGCCGCATCTGTCGCATACGAATGTCATGAGAGTCATTTACATAAATGAATAGGCAGAGCCATCAAAGACACGGCAGACCCCGCATTCCCTCGAAGTCTCGACAGCGCGACGGTTTGAATAGATGCGATGTCCAGCCTTGCAAACTCTAACAAATTTAGGATGGCAGCGGCACTTACATGTACCATCAAACCCTTCTACGTGGCAACCGCAGCACTTTTTAATCTGTGATTCGCCATTGAAACGCTGGGTCATCGTTGTCACGAAACCCCCTTCGCCTTTGCCTCCATGCGGGCGCGGTCAGCCCGTTGAGCCCGGAGGAGTACGTTGTCACCAGGAGTACAGTCCTTGTGAACCTTGGAAAACTCTTCGATGGAGTCCAACACCTGATTCATCCGATAGCCCGGAATGCACCAGTAGTCGGAGCAGGGAACGCAATACACCAGCAGGATGTCCCCGTATCTTCCGATCCGTACTTCCAAGTGGTCAGGCAGTTTCGCCATATAGCTCTTCCGTCTACTTCTTCACCTTCAGGGGGTGAAGGATTCTCACGCAACGTAGGCATTTCGACTTCGGGAATCCAGAATCGTTGGTAGAGCGCGGGCTACCGCAGAGCGCGACCGGCCCGTGCCCGTAGTGGTAGAAGGCACCTCTGGGAGACGGCCGCCAGTCTCCAAACCCGACTTCAACGGTCTTCATTTTCGCCCTTCTGCTTTTCGATGTCCTTGATCGCGTCCTCAATGGGGACGCGCTTCCCCTCGGCCTGTTCCTTCTTCGCGGCCTCGTAGGTGGCGAAGTCGAGCCCTAGATCGTTTGGCTTTTCCGGGACTCCGCTGAGGATCTGACGAGCCCGCTCTTCAATCTCGTCCAACCGCTGCTCCTCCTTCAGGGTGAGCCAAAGGGCGACCGAATCGCCACTCTCAGTCCAGTTGCCCGTCGTTTCGAGACAGTCCAGGAGCTCGGTCAGGATCTTTTCCAAATCGCTCTTCTGAAGAAGGAGCCTGTCCCGTTCCTCCTTCGTCTTCACCGCCTCCGCGAGCGCCGCATTGCTTTTGTCGATGGCATCATGGAGCAGTGCAATTTCATGCTGCTGCTGGCGCACCTTCAGGCACAGCTCGTAAACGTCGGGGTGCCACATTGGGTTACTCGACGCCTCGAGCAGCTTCAGGCGTTCCTCGGTTATCTCCATCATCTCCTCAATGCTTTCTTCTAGGACTTCGGCGGCTCAGACCGCTCAATCTTCAGCGCCTCAACGTTCATCGTGAACGGTTGCGGCTTTTCTATGGAGAGCTTCGCGCCCTCAAACCCGTGGAGCGCGATCATCTCGGCCGTGCTCTCAGGGGTGATAATCAGCGTCTTGTCGTTCCGCATTTCCACTTTCATGCTGTCCTCTTTATTCCGTGTGTGACACGGCCCTCATTCGCCTGATATTTTCCTTCCGGGTCACGGCTTCGATGTGATTCGGATTCACGCAACGTCTGACCCTGCATAGATGATCGCCGTCCAGGTGCGCGGCAGTCGTGGTGATACTTGCGTGGGCCGGTCGGGCACAGATTCGGCACGGTTCCTTTACCTCTTTCCCGTCGCCTTCAAAAACCACAGCGCACACTTCGTGCAGAACTTCATTCCGACGCAAGGCAGCTTGAAGGACAGGATCATCACGCAGACGTCATCCACGCTCTTCTTGCACCGCTGGCACTTCATCCCGGATTTCTTCATTGCTAAGATTTCCGCTTCATGAATTCTCGGATGACGTTCTCAATGATCCAGGGCTCCGTGCCGCACAGAACGGCGATCTCCCGGATGGTCGTCCCCAGCTTGAAGAGGTGGACCATACCTTCGCGTTCCTTTTCCCATCGCTCCCAGTCGGTCTTTTTGCGGCCCATCAGTCTCTCGAAGGTCCTAGACCTCGGAAATCAGGATCTTGACGATCTTGCCGCTGCCCTTCTCGAGCGCCTCGTCCATGCCGTCAGGCCCGAGCCATTCCCTCACTCCCTGCTTCGTGGTGCTGGGCTCGAGATTGATGGTGGAGATGACGAGGCAACCCTTCGGCGGCCTCAACCACTTCCAGCAGTACGCCTTGACCTTATCTTTCTTCACGGGTCCCTCTGTCAGAAAGACGACACCGCCTTACGGCGTACAATCGGCTCCATGGTTTGAAAAACAGCCTTCGCAAATCCTCGCGGTGTTGCGGCTCTCAGGTTCGCTCGATCCGGACTCGGCGGCATCAGGTGCATCTTGCTCGGGATCTTGTTGAGCCGGGCAATATGCTCGTCGTGATTGTGAGCGCCGGTTGATTGGTTGATCGTCGGAAGTGGCGCTACCGGCCGCCGGGGAGGGGGCAAAAAGCCCCCCCCCACCCACAAATTGGTCCGCTTGGTGTACGTCTCAAGCTGCGGATCTTCGAGGTAACCGGCGTACTCCCAAGGATCGAAGCTCCAATCTGGTTTCCGCCAGTAGCTTGAAAGGGTAGAGACAGGATGCTCAAGC